GCCCCCTCAAGCTACTTGATGACCTTAGTCGCAGGTTGTTCAGTCGGGCTGAACGATCTCGGTAAGAGCGGTCACAACACCCTTGCGAGCCTTGCCCTCCATCTCGGCATCGAGAAGGGCGGCAGCCTCATCGGGGTTGGACTCGGCACGGGCGATAACGTCCGCAGCCGAATGCTCTGAGGGATCGAACTCGCCCGACTCTTCAGCAACCGGCTCTGGTTCCGGCTCCGGCTCCGGCTCCGCCGCAACAGCAGCGGGGGCCGGGGCAGGTGCATCGCCGTCACGAGGGACAACCAAGATCTCTCCCATGTCGACAAGCGACGAGAGCCAACGATTGTCCTTGAAGAACTCGGTGACATCATCACCAAGCTCAGCACGGCGGTTACCAGGGACCGGAAGCTTCAGAGGCTTACCGGCGACCAACTTGAAAGCATCGGAGATGTTCAAGGCGACTACTCCTCAATAGACGATTCTACTGAGTGTATCAGTCGTGGACGTTGGTGAACAGCATACCCAGGTCGGCGCAGACAACCTTCATGTCGAAGGCCATCTCCATCTCGATCCGGTCAGCGGCGTTCTCTTCGACGCGGAAGCGCTTGATACGGCCACCCTCTTCGCCCGAACCAAGGTAGCCGTTCCACGAGAACGTGTAGGCGGCGCTCGGCGTCAGGATCGACGGAGTCGGGTTGACGTAAGCAAGAGCGAAGAAGCCCGTACCGGTGTCGGTGTCGGGGTCTTCCGCAATGAAGCCCATGTCGGCGTTAACCGACTGAGCGTCCGAGACGCTCGACGGGTCGTACAGCGACGACGGCTCTTCACCGGTGTACTCGGTAGCGGACAGGACGTAGAGGTTGTCCAGACCGAACAGAGAGGCGAGAAGCTCACGGGTCACGACGCCACGCTGCGTGTACTTGATGCGATCAAGCACGAGCGAGTTGTTGGCGAGGACACGCTCGACATCGGGGGTCATGATGCCGACGTTCGGGCGCATGCCCGTCTTACGCATCATGTCAACCGACTGTTCCTGCACGTTGTCGATGGGGTTCGCGCCAGTAGCGTCCCACTTGGTCTGGCCGGAGGCGTTGAGGTCAACCTCGGTGGCCCAGACACCCGTCTTGATGAAGGTGTTGGCGAACTCCTTCTCGCGCTTGAGAAGCATCTGCGAGGTGACCCAGGAGGTCGCGTCACGGTCAGCGTCAAGCGGACGGTCGGTGTTCGCACGAATCTGGTCCGGCACGTCCTTGTGGACGGCAAACACGTCGGCGTAGTAGGTGGGCGTCGAGAGGACTTGGAAGCCCGAGCCAGCGGACGGCGCACCAGGCGCACGCTTCTGAGCTTCGGTCTTCATCCAGTACCGCTTGTCGTAGGTGTAATAGCGGTCACTCTGACGCTGAACCGGAATGTTCGGCGCGACACGGGTCGCGATGAAATCATTGCGGTTCTGCATGTAGGCGATGGAGATGTTCGTCAGGGGTGTATTGACGTGAACATCACCGGCGGTGGGCTGAGGCATGTGCTCTACTCCTTAGTGAGAGTCAGAATCACGCAGCGACGTGCGTGATGAGGGCGGTAGCAACACCAGCAGCGCCGGTGCCGTCAAGGACAATTCCCACCTCGTAAGGCGTCGACCCTGCGGAGAAGGCCGAACCAGTCGTGGTGGAACCAGAGACGGTGACCTTCGTGATCCCCATCAAGCAGACAACGCCAGCTTGGCCGGACTCGGGCTTGTCCTGAAGGATGCCGAGGAAGGCGCGTGCGCCGCTGTTGTCATCGTTGTAGATCGTTCCATCGCTATGGATGTAGACCGCGGAGTACTGGTCTCCAGAGAGGTCTTCGCCAGCAACGAACGTGTGGGTGAGTTGTTCACCATAGTAAGCCATTTAGCTCACCGGGCCTTTCCGGTCAGGTACTCTTCGTAGAGATCGGGGTTCTGGTCAAGAGCCGACGCGAACGCCTGCTCGTAGCTGAGGCTGTCGTCGCTCTTACGGACGGCCTCAACGGCGCTGTCCCAGCGAGCAACGGCGGACGAGGTCGCGTAAGACTCGT